ATGACAACGCCTTCAGTTTTGCCGCAAAAATTATGGCGTCCACTTGCAGAGATTAAAAACTTCGTTGAAAAAATGCCTGATGGAGTTCGCCTTACGGAAGTTACTAAAAAAGTTAAGACATTTGCCGAACTGTCAGGAAAGGAGAGAAACCAGCTCATAGATTTTATCGATAAACGGGAAAGCATCATTGTATTTAAGGTCAGAAAAGAAGGTTCTGGTAACGGAGTAACCTTTTTACGCTACAAAAAATATGGATATCCCAAGCGGGAAGGAAACGTCACAATCATTAAGGACCTTCAATCAAAATTATGTACCAGATGCGGGCAGACAAAATCAGTCAATGATTTTTATTCAGATGCCAGCAAGCGTGACGGGAGAGCCATTTATTGCAAGAAGTGCGAATCTGCAATGAAACGCTCACGCAGAGAATGCAACAAATTAATTCTGCAACAACAGGAACCTGAAATGAATAACCTCAAAGCAGTTTCACCTTCACCAGAAATACTCAGAAAACAGGCTGAAGAATTGCTGAAAGCCGCCGAAATTGCGGAGAAAAAACGCCAGGAAGATGATGCATTCAACAAAAAACTTGCGCCCTTAAAACTTGAAATCCTTCAGGCCGCCGGAAAAATGCAGCTTAAACTGGACGAATTCATCGACTGTATGGATGAAATGAATAAAGCAGTTCAGAAGCTTAAAGAGCTGACCGCCTGATATTAATAAATTGCAACTACCGGAGTTAACTATGAATGAAACAGAACTGAAGCACATTATCGCCCTGCTTCTGGAAGATGCCAGACAGGTTTATCGACTTAGCCCAAATTCCGCAACGCAGGAACGCATCCGGATAGCGGAAACAGCACTGAAACAGGACAATGGAAACGGCATATCCAAATTTAGCGCCGCCAGTGAAAATGAAGTAATAGAAATAAACAGCAATATCAGCGATAGTTGCGTCGCTTACAGCCACCAAATAATTCGTGTAAGCGCAAGAATAATGGAAGTGATGGCAAGTGAGCTTGAAAAGAACAACATCAAGCCCACTGATTGTTGTTTAAGAACCGTAATGAACGTTATTTATTACTCGATGTTCCGAAGTCGCTAACAGCGTCGAGTTTTTCATCAAAAAATGATTCAAATGCATCGTAAAATACGGCAATAGCACCGCCCTTATCTACCGCGGCAGGAACTGCCTTTTGAGGTATATCTTTCTCCCTGAATTGTGTGTTGTAGGTATCGACAGCCAGCCGCATCAGAAACATCACTTTTTCTTCTTGTGTCATAAATTCACTCTCCTTACGGGGTTTGTAGTTGAGGAGTTCTCCACGGGTGAGGTGGAGATCGTGCGCCGGACACGGGTGAGTTCCGGCACTCTCACTTTACTGAACAGATATTCCCCTGAAAAGCCAGGGCATAACACGAAAGCGCACGGCAAAGCTCGTATATCTGTACGGCATCGTTAAATTTTCTTCGACCGTGCGCTTCCGGTTGTGAATAACAACATTGCTGTGTGTAGTCATTGGCGGCATCAGTTTATTGCTGGCTGATGTCCGCCCTTTTTTAAAGTGAATTTTGTGATGCGGTGAATGCGGCTAAGCGCACGCGGAACAGTTAAACCGACAGGATGTCACGGCAAGTCATCATCCCCTGACCCGGCGTTAATTGTTAACTGGTTAACGTCACCTGGAGGCACCAGGCACCGCATCAACAAAGTTCATTTGTGAAAATGGAGATAATTATGATTGCTCATCACTTCGGGACTGATGAAATACCACGTCAGTGCGTGACACCTGGCGATTATGTTCTTCATGAAGGCCGCACATATATCGCTTCAGCAAACAATATTGAAAAGAGAAAGCTCTATATTCGTAACTTCACGACAAAAACATGCATTACCGACTGCATGATTAAAGTTTTCCTGGGACGCGATGGTTTGCCTGTAAAGGCCGAATCATGGTGATGAGCAATAAATACGCTCTCTAAATCCACACTGAAACAACAATTCACATTAGTTATCAACACTGGAAACGTAAAATGAAAGAACTCGCACAGAACGAAGTGTTCTCAGAATCCTGCCCTGACGCAATAAATGAGCTTAAAGAAATCGCAGCACGCATAAATGAAATATGCAAAAAACACAAGATAGATTATGTCTATTCATTTTCAGAGCTAACAGAAATCGCAATTAACGAATATAAGGACAGTCGTTTTGTTTCCTTCGGTTTGTATTGCGAAACTTCCAGCCCATATATTCATGCAGCATCTGAAATTGTCGACAGTACAATTAAACCACAGGCAATACTGGAACTGGCAATGGCTCTTCAGCTTATCAGAGAGAATGGTGAATGCACCTGTGACTGCCCTGAATGCCAGCACGAACAGACTCAGGCCAGCACCAAAACCGCAAACAAGAAAGCATTTCACTGAAATAAAAAATCCGGCAGCACAGGCTACCAAAAAGGGCGCTTATTTTTATCCAGTCAGAGGTTTAAACACAATGAGCACTGATAAACAAGTTTACCCACTGTATTACGAAGCAAAAAATGACAAGGTAAGAAAACGCCTCGGCATTAAAGGCGGTTTTTACTGGGCTGAGGCGAAAAAATTATCCATTGCAATCTCTCGTGGTGCTGTTGCGATTGACGATGCGGGCTACGATGAAGATGACTTTAAAAAACCTGTTCGCGTTCATTTGCCCGTCGTAAATGACCTTCCACCGGAAGGAGTGTTTGATACCGAATTCTGTAATCGCTATGAAAAAGGCGGTAACGATGGCATCACCATGATGGCTATACCCTCCGATGACAACATCAACGGTGAAGATGCCACAACGGCTGACGGTGGCAACGATGACCCAGACGGAGCTGTTCCGGGTAATGCGGAGAAAATCGAATCCACAGACAGCGACGATGACTGTATTGACTGTGAAATTCCCGTCGCCACTCTCAGTCTTACCCATCGTTTCCTTCACCTCTTCTTCTTTAGCAAGGATAAAGATGGAAAATACCGGCATCACGCCACACCAGAACAACGTAATAATGTGATCCGTCTGGAGATGGACACAGAAGATAGTTACCTTCAGAGCCTGCTTACTGCTGTGCGTTCACATCCAGAGCTGGATAAGCTGACGAATTATCACCTTAGCCGCCTGGCTGAATCTGTAGGGAAAGCATTCCCCCACTCTGCAAATCATCGCATCAGCCCGGCTGAATTCGACAAGTTCATTTCCACCTGGATGAAAACTGACTACCTTGATCAGGGCCTGCTGACAAAAGAATGGCAGAACGGAAATTATGTTTCAGGCATTACCCGTACGCCTTCCGGTGCTAACGCTGGCGGCGGAAATATTACCGATCGTGGTGAAGGATTCAAACATGATAAGACATCACTCGCACGAGATGTAGCCACCGGCGTTCTGGCCCGTTCAATGGATGTGGATATTTATAACCTGCACCCAGCACACGCAAAACGCGTTGAAGAAATCGTGTCAGAGAATAAGCCGCCCTTTTCTGTTTTTCGCGACAAATTTATCGCCATGCCCGGTGGGCTGGATTATTCCCGCGCCATTGTGGTGGCTTCCGTGAAAGAAGCACCAATCGGCATTGAGGCCATCCCGGCACGCGTGACTGAATATCTCAACAAAGTGTTGACCGAAACCGATCACGCTAACCCGGATCCGGAAATCGTGGAAATTGCCTGCGGTCGCTCATCAGCACCGATGCCGCAGCGCGGAACAGCAGAAGGAAAACATGGCGATGAAGAAAAGCAACAAACATCGGACACAATGGCTAATGAACAGGCAGCGCCTGAATCAGTGGAAGAAATTCCAGTTAAACATAATGAGGACACGCAATCACTGGAAAATGTCTCATCTGTAGAAACGAAATACCAGGAACTGAGGGAGGAACTCAATAAAGCCAGGGAAAACATCCCCCCAAAAAATCCAGTCGATGCCGACAAATTACTGGCGGCTTCTCGCGGAGAATTCGTTGAAGGTATCAGCGACCCAACCGACCCGAAGTGGGTGAAGGGGATCCAGACTCGCGACACTGAAGACCAGAATCAATCCAAAGTGGAACAAAATGAGCCAGAAGCGGAACAAAACAGCCCGGATACGCAACAAAACGGACCAGCAGAGCAACAACCAGAGCCAGTAGCACAACCGGAGCTGGAAAAATCCTGCCGCGTCTGTGCTCAGACTGGTGGGGGCAACTGCCCTGACTGCGGTCCGGTAATAGGAGATGAAACTTACGCTGAAATTTTTGGAGAAAACGGCACATCTGCTGAAGAGAACTCAGCACAAGCGGATGTCCTGGAAAGTTCCGCTGATACAACTCATGAACTCGAGGCAGTTGCCCGGAATGCTCAGGGCAACAATGCGCCCGACGATAAGGCTGATTCAGAACCAGAAATTCTCGACTGGAAAAGACAGCTCGTGATTGCAGCCGTCTATGGTTTGTGCGCCAACCCCGCATGTATAGCCACAGCGCCAGCAATCCCTGATATCGCCATCATGATTGCCAACAGGCTTGAAAATTTCGGAGGTGATAAATCATGAATGCCTGGCTTATCCCCGATCGCATTGAAGAGCAGTCATGGGCACGACACTACCAGCAAATTGCCCGTGAAGAAACTGAAGCTGAGCTGGCAGACGACCTGGAAAAAGGTCTGCCCCAACACCTGTTTGAATCGCTATGCATCGATAATCTGCAACGTCACGGGGCCAGCAAAAAAGCTATTTCCCGTGCATTTGATGACGATGTCGATTTTCAGGAACGCATGGCAGAACACATCCGCTACATGGCTGAAACCATCGCCCGTCACCAAATTAATATTGATTCAGAGGTATAAAACGGATGAGTACAGCACTCGCAACGCTGGCAGGGAAGCTGGCTGAACGTGTCGGCATGGATTCTGTCGACCCACAGGAACTGATTACCACTCTTCGCCAGACAGCATTTAAAGGTGATGCCAGCGATGCCCAGTTCATCGCACTACTGATCGTCGCTAACCAGTACGGCCTTAATCCATGGACGAAAGAGATTTACGCCTTTCCTGATAAACAGAACGGTATCGTTCCGGTGGTGGGTGTTGATGGCTGGTCCCGCATCATCAATGAAAACCAGCAGTTTGATGGCATGGACTTTGAGCAGGACGATGAATCATGTACATGCCGGATTTACCGCAAAGACCGAAATCATCCGATCTGCGTTACCGAGTGGATGGATGAATGTCGCCGCGCACCATTCAAAACCCGCGAAGGCAGAGAAATCACCGGACCGTGGCAGTCGCATCCCAAACGGATGTTACGGCACAAAGCCATGATTCAGTGTGCTCGCCTGGCCTTCGGATTTGCTGGCATCTATGACAAGGATGAAGCCGAGCGTATTGTCGAAAATACTGCATATACTACAGAACGTCAGCCGGAACGCGACATCACCCCGGTTAACGAAGAAACCATGTCGGAAATTAACGCCCTTCTTACTTCCATGGAAAAAACGTGGGATGACGACCTGTTGCCGCTCTGTTCCCAGATTTTTCGCCGCAACATTTACACATCTTCAGAACTAACACAGGCTGAAGCTGTGAAGGTTCTTGGATTCCTGAAACAGAAAGTCACAGAGCAGAAGGTAGCAGCATGACACCGGACATTATCCTGCAACGTACAGGGATCGACGTGAGAGCTGTCGAACAGGGGGATGATGCGTGGCACAAATTACGGCTCGGCGTCATCACCGCTTCAGAAGTTCACAACGTGATAGCAAAACCCCGCTCAGGAAAGAAATGGCCTGACATGAAAATGTCCTACTTCCACACCCTGCTGGCTGAGGTTTGCACCGGTGTGGCTCCGGAAGTTAACGCTAAAGCGCTGGCCTGGGGAAAACAGTACGAGAACGACGCCAGAGCCCTCTTTGAGTTCACTTCCGGCGTGAATGTTACTGAATCCCCGATCATCTATCGCGACGAAAGTATGCGCACCGCCTGCTCTCCCGATGGTTTATGCAGTGACGGCAACGGCCTTGAACTGAAATGCCCGTTTACCTCCCGGGATTTCATGAAATTCCGGCTCGGTGGTTTCGAGGCCATAAAATCGGCTTACCTGGCCCAGGTGCAGTACAGCATGTGGGTGACACGAAAAGATGCCTGGTACTTTGCCAACTATGACCCGCGTATGAAGCGTGAAGGACTGCATTATGTCGTGGTCGAACGGGATGAAAAATACATGGCTGGTTTTGACGAAATGGTGCCAGAGTTCATCGAAAAAATGGACGAGGCACTGGCTGAAATTGGTTTTGTATTTGGGGAGCAATGGTGATAGCCAGTAGCAACGAGGTGCAAATGATATGACAATTAAGGAATACTACCGGTGTTCGTTCTAATCCAGCGCGGGCAGTCTTTCGTCGATGCCAACAACTATCCGGTTGAAGTCTGCAAAATCACTCTGACGCAGGTAATCTTCCGCAGGCTGGATGGGAGAACCAGAGCCGCTTCAATTAGCGCATTTAATGCAGAATTTGAGCGAATCGATCACAACGAACTACACATGATTAAAGCAGAAATTGAGAAGGAAAAGCATATTGCCAGCCTTCGAAAAATGCGCCGCATATCAATCAACTGACAACCGCCTTCGGGCGGTTTTTAATGGCGAAAATATGGATTCACACAGTATCACCCTCAAAGAGGCCTGTAAGTTTCTCAAGATATCAAGGCCAACAGCTGTTAACTGGATACGAACGGGCCGACTACAGGCAACCCGAAAAAATTCTTCCGGTAAAAGATCACCTTATCTCACAACCCGGCAAGCCTGCATTGCAGCACTTCATTCACCGCTGCATACTGTCCAGGTGAGCGCGGGTGATGGCATAACAGAGGAAAGAAAATGTCACTCTTCCGCAGAGGTGAAATATGGTACGCCTCGTACTCGCTCCCGGGCGGGAAGCGAATTAAGGAGTCTCTTGGCACAAAGGACAAGCGGCAAGCTCAGGAGTTGCACGACAAGCGAAAAGCAGAACTCTGGCGAGTAGACAGACTGGGGGATATGCCAGATGTCACTTTCGAAGAAGCCTGCCTGAGATGGCTTGAGGAAAAAGCCGACAAGAAATCCATCGATTCCGATAAATCCAGAATCGCATTCTGGATTGAGCATTTCGAGGGAATAAGGATTAAGGATATATCGGAGGCAATGATCTACTCAGTTATCAGCAAAGCGTATAACCGAAAAACAAAGGAGAGATGGAAGTTGCAGGTGGAGGCTGCATTAAGAAAAGGGAAAGAACCACCAGCCTATATACCTAAATCGGTGAGCACGCAAACAAAAGCAACACACCTGGCAATGATCAAGGCTATTCTGCGCGCCGCAGAGCGAGACTGGAAATGGCTTGAAAAAGCACCTGTAATCAAAATACCTGCCGTAAAAAACAAACGCGTGAGATGGCTGGAAAAAGAAGAAGCCAGGAGACTCATTGATGCATGTTCTGATCCCCTGAAATCTGTAGTTAAATTTGCACTGGCAACTGGCCTGAGGAGATCAAACATTATTAATCTGGAGTGGCAACAAATCGATATGCAGCGACGTGTTGCCTGGGTAAACCCTGAAGACAGTAAGTCAAACCGCGCTATTGGGGTCGCACTGAATGACACTGCCTGCAAGGTGTTGCGTGATCAAATAGGCAAACATCACCGCTGGGTGTTTGTTTATACCACTGCTGCCAGAAGGCCTGACGGGACAATGACACCAAGCATCAGAAAGATGCGCCTGGACTATAACACATCGTGGTTAACAGCATGTCGTCGGGCAGGAATTGAAAATTTCCGTTTTCATGACCTCCGCCATACCTGGGCCAGTTGGTTAATTCAGTCAGGTGTACCACTGTCAGTACTTCAGGAAATGGGCGGCTGGGAGTCTATCGAAATGGTGCGTAGGTACGCACACCTTGCACCTAATCATTTGACAGAGCACGCGAGGAAAATTGACGACATATTGGGTGACGATGTCCCAAATTTGTCCCACCCTGAGGTTTTTGAGGATGCAAAGAAAGCATAA